AGTATTGTCCACCAGCCGCAGTGCTCCATTTACCAGCCGCCTTTTGATCCTCCGCAATCTCGGTGTGTGGAAAAATCTCATTGTATTCCTCAGATTCAATTAAGTTACGAACTCTGCGTCCAAAGTCTTCGGACAAACCCGCCGTGTGCGTGCCCATGATGATCTTCTTGTCAGGAAACTTGCCAAGGAAGTATGCAGGGAACAAATAGGAACTGAACTCAGACTTCCCATGACGCGGCGCAATATTTATTATCACGCGCTTCTTTGTCCCGCTGATGACATCCTCAAATATTTTTGCCAGCTTCCTGTGGTGGGGCCCAATCTTGAATCCTGGATAGACGGATGTAGCAAAACCTAAGATGTTGTTCTGAGACGCCAAAAGTCTGGCGCGCTTTTCTTTTTCTTCCAAATCCGCAAACAGCTCTATCTTCTCCGCCACGCTCATGTGTGGAAGACTTTGTTTAATGAGCTTTGCCTCAAGCGGCGTCAGCGTGGTGATCTGGTTCAGATCCATCGGTGCTTTCTATGTCTGTGATCTCGTCTTTGATTGTCAAGACATCCACCACTTCCATGAACTTATTGAGCTTATCTTTAATGCGCTGATCCAACTCATCGTTGGATAGTTCAGTTTTCTTGACTTCAATCTTCTCTGTGAATAATCCCACCTCTGTAACTTTACCCAGTAGTGCTAACGCTTTGAGTCTGACACTAGCGCTGGGGTTCTCAACCTCTTCTAGTATCTTGGCGACTGCGTAGCCTCTAAGTTCTTTGGCTTGCTGTATAAATTCCCAGTCGTATGCGGTCAGCATATTGACCAAGTGTTTGACTGCGGCGGGTGTTTTGACTTCTGCAAGTGCCGTGTGCGTAATTTCTTCAGGAGCGGCGGATACTATATTAGCAAACGATATGCGCGCCGCTTTGGTGTCTAGCGCAGTGGCAATGTGCTCGCTGTCCACACTGCCATATTCTTTAAGCCAGTTATTGGTGTTGATTTTGGCGTCAACAGTGTCGGTTATCCCTGCCTTATCCAACGGCGTGAAGTCTTGTAAGTCATCACTTACTTCGGGATTGAAATCAATTAAATGATCTAACATGCGTAGGCCTTGTTGAAACCTCGTAATCTTTAGTGTACACTAAATCCCAGTAAGTGTGCAAGCAGTTGCCATTTGCTTCTCTTGGTTTTGCAAAGAAACCTTTACCCCGCCTAGTGCGGGGTTTTTTTATGGGTATTTGTCTAACATTAGACAGTGAGATTTTATAATTTTTTTAAAATAATATAGGGGGTATACTAAAGTACTACAGAAATATTGAGAATGGTTATGGAACAGTGTTCATGGGCGCATGGGCGGGGTGGTCATTAGTCGGTTGGTGGGGGGTAGGTGGGGTCTTTAGTTCTCGAATTTCGATTTTTGGGTTCGGATAGGCGAACCTTTGACCTAGCCGTTCCTCCCCTATCCGTACAATAGAGGCATCGGTTGAGAAATTCCTCGCAACCGATACGGGGACATGGTGTCCCCATATAGAAAGAAAATCATGTCAACAAAAAGCAATTCCATTTCATCTCTCGTCAAACTCGCTCTTGATGCTGTCGCCACCTATAACTCAGGTGTCGATGGGCTCAGGGCGCACCTGAGCAAAGGCACGCACGCCGAGGCGAGAGCGGTGCTACTGCCACACGTTGCCACATACTACGGCACGCCTTTGCTCGATGGCCAGAAGAAAGCATTGGGCACGAAAGTGCTCGACAAAGAGCACGCGACCTACGAAGCCTCTAGGAAAGCTCTAGGGCGTCTCGTTCACGATGTGATGGGTACAGCACCTGCGAGCACATCGGCGAGCACTGAGCCCGTGAATCCCTTCTTGAACGCGGTTAAAAAGTTCGATGGCACGAAAGCACAGGCTTTGAAAGCATTTGAGAAGGCTTGGAATGCTCGCACTGCCAAGTAACCGATACGGGGACATCGTGTCCCCGTTTGTTTTCCCCGTAAACCACGCGAGATCGGCTTGCGTGGTGTTTCATTCTTTGTCTAACCTAGGAGATTTTACCCATGCAAGTATTTTTAAACGCACCCGAAGACTGCCAATGGCTCATCGAAACACACCTTGGAGGGCGAACCGATCTCAAGTTCGGCGCATTCGTTCTCCACGGCAACGAAGACTGTCCCGATAAAGTTGATCTGTACGCAGACGCAAATCCGCTTCACACCGATGAACCCCACACAATCAATTTTCTTTAAGGAGTTTAATCATGCAAGTTAATTTAGAGCACACTGATACTTTCGGCGGGGAATCCAACTACTCATGGGTTCGCCGTCACACACTCGACCTACCCGATACTGCAACAGACCGCGCCATTGTGCGAAAAGCAAAGGCGTGGGCAGACCTTACGGGTCTGCGTTGCCGTGTTGAAAAATTTGGTGACATGATCGCCATTTATCCCCGTGGTATCTGCCACGTTGTCTTTGTAACTTTCGGAGAGTAAATCATGCAACACATCCAAACCCTCGGTAAAGCCACGCTTTACCGCCGAGAATCATTCAACCACAGAACCACGCCACTCATTGAGTGGATCGTCAAAGTGGGCGACCAACTCATACGCTCTTGCGCTACCAAGCGTGAAGCACTCGAATGGCTCAACATCTACAAGGACTAAATCATGTCAGCACTTCAAATACTCAGCGAGATCCTCCTCGCCGTTGTCATCACCCACTTGATCGTACTGTGCTCACAGATACTATCGTTCTCATCGGGATGGGTCTGGGTCGTCACACCCATCATCGCGTCCTTCATCCTCGGCCTTCAAATATCCCGCATCATCCACACCTACAAGGACTAACCATGTACACCATCACCTTCCTCCTCCGCACACACGGCGACCATCACGAGCGCCGTGTCATCGACTGCACCATCAAGCAACTGCAAGCCACCCTCACTCGCCTATCCAAAGACCGCAACGTCCGCGACATCTGGTGGTCGAAACAGGGACAAGATGTCCCCGTATCCTCAACTTGAGATTTTACCCATTTGAAAAACACCACCCGCGATTTGTCCGTCATCTTGCCAACTATCCAAGCATCTGCGTCACAAAAAAAGTGGCGCCAATGCTAGCGCTCCGAGTTTCTCTGGCATATATATATCTATTTAAAAAAGTCTTTTATATATATATAGGAGTATCTCTCTATACGTCCGCATATTTCCACGCTTGCAAGTCCTTGGTTCTTTGGTCTTGTACTTAATGGTTATGTCATTATTATTTTGTGGCTATATTCGAGACACGGACACAGCACAGCCCAATGTTTATGCGGGTTTTAATGTGTCGGAGCTTGTAGATACTTGGCAAGATGTTGGACAGTTCCGTGCTTTTATGATAAAATGTCGGACACTACAGGAGATTTTACCCATGAAGTACCAGCATTATATGGAATACACACCGAATGAGCTACACAATGTGCTCATGAAACGCCGTATGACGGACGGCGAGCGCGAGATCATCAAGCGCATCGTTGCCGAGCAACAAGCGGAAATACTCCGCGACAAAGCCAAAGGCAGGCGACTGCATGACTACTGGACTGAGTTAAAAGAACCGCTCATCGTTGAGCGCAAGATCATCCGAGCAATGCTCGCCTACAAACTCAAGCACACAGACGACCCAAGGGTCAACGCCTTGGAAGCCTACGCCTATGTGATCGACCGCTTGCGTGGAGATTTTACCGCGTATGAGCAACGCCAATTGTCGCCCGTCAAACTGGCCAAGGAAAAGAATCTGCCCAACGATGGCATCCATTGGACGGACTGGGTTCCGCCAAAGATCAAGGATAGAGTCTACGCCATGTTCACGGACATCCCCCACAAAGCGAGGGCAAAGCGCAAAGAACCATTCGTGCGTGCTGTGCCCGCACACTTGCACACCAAACTCAAGGACAGATTCATGCGCCGCACCGAGGCCGAGTATGAGCGGGTATGTCAGGAGTTAAACATCTCCAACGATCAAGACCGCCAAGACAAAGCCAAGCTGATGCTTGAAGCGATGGATCGTGTGGCCAGTCTACCGCTGACCGCGCCCGTTCCCTACACATGGCAGAGCGCCATGAATCAGGAGTTCAGTTAAAGGATTCGGGGACAAGTTGTCCCCGTATGGTGGATCGGTTTTCAGCTACGCCGATCCACTTGAGGGTAGTAGCTACAACAAATGAAAGAGGTAAATCAAATGCAAGAAACAATCGTAATGAATCCCGAGACGCTTGACGATGAGTCGGCGGTCATTAACTTTGACGTAGTAAATAGCGAGACTCACGAGGTCACGCAAACAGGCGGGTATGTGATGACAAGACACATCCCTGAGAACAACTGCTTCACTGTCACAGTCATCAACCACAACGGAGATGTGCTCTCAGAGGTGAACGTCCCCTGTATCTTTAACAAATCCAACGATGAGAACATCGACATTGATTTGGATGGCGGACTCAGCGCCATCAACGAGTAATTAACCACAACCAAAGAAAGAGGTAAATCAAAATGAAAGACGCATTCGCATACACAATGGAAGACAGTTGGGCAATGGAGGAGAGCATCCATATGCTACAGAAGATACTCAGGTACTCACGCCCCTGGTATCACAGAGAGTACTACAAGTACCCCGTGCATCCCGCTATTGCGGATGCGATACGACTGGCACGGCCTGACAACTGGCATCAGTTGGTGCTTGAGCATCCGCACCAGTCCATCGGCGACCAGACCATGATCGCTTTTACCCGTGACGACAAGAGCGGGGACGCGGATCGCCAAGTCAAGACATCCATCGGCAAGTATCTGCGCCGACACTTCAGTCTTCTCCAAGACCATCACATCAGGGACATCACTGCGCTCCATGTGGTGAAGGGGGTCAAGATCGTGTCAACGATGGCCGAGATGTTGCATCACCTGATGCGGGGGCCACACTCATGTATGAAAGACAGCAACTGGAACACGCATCCCTATGAGGTGTATGACCCTGCGCTCGGTTGGTCGATGGCGGTGCGCGAAGAAGACGGCGATACCAAGGCGCGGGCTTTGATCTACACCGATGCGGCGGGCAACAAGACGTTTGTGCGTTCGTATAACAAAGACCCGAACGGCGGGTACTCGCACAGCGACACGCAACTTGAGGCGTGGATGCAGAATCAGGGCATCGCCAAGGTGAGCGGTTGGGACGGCGCGAGAATCAAGGTCATCGAGATCAAGGGCAATGTCATCGGGCCGTACATTGACGGATCGTATCGTGACTGCAAGTACAGCGCAGACCGAATGACGTTCACGATCTGTGATGGTGATGGCGAGTACCGCATGGACAACACGGGCGGGTTTGCCAGTGAGCGTAGCCAGTACGATCACACCTGCGAGGACTGCGGGGACGGGTTCGATGATGGTGACGGCTACTGGGTCGGTTACAGCGAGGACACATACATCTGCCAGAGTTGTTGTGACAACGACTATCAGTATGTCTACGGACGCAGAGGTAATCAGTACTACATCAGGGATCGTTACTCGGTCGAGGTCAACGGCGAGTACTATGACGAGGACTATCTGTCCGACAATCAGATTGTGTCTGATGTAGACGGCGAGCACCGCCATCTTGATGATGTAATCTACATCGAGAGCGAGTCCGAGCACTACCCCGATGATGACGACCGCATCTGCTACGCCGAGGACACCGAGCAATATGAGTTGCGCGATAACTGCTGGATGTGTACCCACACCGATAAGTACTACACCAATGACACAACATATGTAGAGATCAATGGTGAGTTATTTCA